ATTGGGTCTGTTGTTTTTGGCGGTAAGGGGTTTTTGGTTTCTTGTTTTGTTGATCGCCATAGTCCGATTAATATCTTAAATTTGTCAAATGAGTTTACTGGACAAGGCAAGCATAATTTCGATACCATTAGGATATGATGAGGGCAGTTACAATAATGTCAAGCCAATGCAAGTCCTTGGCCCAGCCAATGAGGTTACCAATGGTACTTTTGACTTTGATCTTGACTGGACCCTAGGCACTAAATGGTCAATCAGTGGCGGGAAACTTAACAGCGTTGGCACAGCATCAACAGACAATGCCTCGCAAGTTACCAGCATCACAATTGGCAAAACTTACAAAGTCCAATACACAATATCAGAATATGCCTTAGGAGGCGTTAGAATTCGCCTAGGCACTGCCAATGGGACAACCAGAACAGCCGATGGTATTTATACGGAATACATCACCGCAGCTGGATCATCAACAATTTATTTTGAAGGCACATCGGTATCCAATACGATGGCCATTGACAATGTTTCGGTGCTTGAGGCAACGGCCACTGATTTTGTTTTTGAGCGCACTAGTGTTGGCACAAGAATAAATGAGGCTGGACTCATTGAAGAACTTGCTGAAGATTTGCCGCGTATAAATTACGATGATGGGGTTGGGTATTTAATGCTTGAGCCGCAATCAACCAACCTTTGTACTGAATCAAACAACACAGACAACTGGACAAACTTTACCAATGTAACGGCAACCAAAGATTATGATTATTCGCCAAGCGGTGATTTAGATGCTAATCGTTTGCAGTTTACTGGCGCCGGATATTGTTATAAAGACGATGCGCAAGTATCGGCAACAGAGTATACCTTATCTGTGTGGGCCAAGCGCAATGACAGCGGAACTCAAAGCGTTGGGTTTTTCAAAGATGGGAGTTTTGTTGTTGATTCAGAATTTACCTTGACTGATCGTTGGCAACGCTTTACCTATACCTACACAAGCGCCAATATATCTTATGCTGGTATTGCTGGAGCATCTGGCGCAGACATATCATTTTATGGATTCCAGCGCGAGGCGTTGGGGTATGCCACAAGTCTGATCAATACATCTGGCACTGCCGTAACAAGGGTAGCCGAGTCATGCGCGGATGCCGGTAATACATTTACCATAGACAGCGAACAAGGATGCCTCTATGCAGAGATAAAGGCCCTAAATGATGATGGGACATATCGCTATATAAGTTTGTCAGATGGCACAAGTGCAAACGCTATTAATTTGCTTTTTACAGCCACATCGAATGAGGTTGGTGCTTGGGTGCGAAAAGCTGGCGTTCTGCAAGCACAGCTCAGCTATGTAGTGCCAGATATGTTAAATGACGTTAAAATAGCGTTATCTTATGATAATAACGAGTTTTTACTTTATGTTAACGGAGAAAAACGTGCCTATGATTATTCTGGGGATACCTTTGCCGCTGATACATTAACTGGGCTGCATTTTGACGATGGCGGTGGTCTGAATAAATTTATAGGCAAAGCTAAGAGCGTTATTGTATTTCCAGAGGTGTTGAGCGACTTAGAGCTGCAAACGCTAACTGGAGGTAATTTATCGCCAGAGGATGCGGTGGATGCATTTGAAACAAGAGTGGCCGCAGATGATGGTATTATGGAAGGGGTGGTTTGTTTAGAGTTAGCTGTTGAGGCATTTTCAGATGCGGATGGTGGGCGTCAGTTATTTGATGTTTACAATGAGCGTTGCGGAGATTTAAACGGATCGACAGAGGCAAGGACTTGCACCATTGATGAGCTGAATGCCTTATTGTAATGGCGCACAAACCAAAAATCATTTAAAATAAAATAATTATATTTGTATCAAATAAAAAAGTAAAAAGTTATGCCAACAACATCAGTATTTAACGGAACCAATTTGATCCTAACAGTAGAGGGGACAGCATTGGGACACACCACATCTTGCAGCTTGTCATTATCCAATGACTTGCCAGAGGCAACAACTAAGGATTCAAATGGATTTCAAGAGGTCATTGCCGGTGTTATTTCCGGTGAAATATCTTTTGATGGACTTGTGGATTACAGCGATTCAGCTAACGCCATTGAACTGGCCGATTATCTTTTGGCACGCACCCAGATCACTTGCGTATTCGGTACAGCAGTAACTGGTGATGATGTTTACACTGCCGAAGGGTTTTTATCAAGCGTTGAGCAATCAGCTGAAATGGAAAGCCCAGTATCTTATAGCGGATCAATTACGCTAACTGGCGCCATTACCAAATCAACAAACCCATAATCTAAGGGCTTAACCTACTAGGGATAAGTCATCGTCATTAATTTGGCGGTGGCTTTTTTTTGTGCTATTTTTACAAAAAATATTTTAACAATGGCAAACAAAAAACGAGGGTATTTGGATATCCAATTAGGCGGCAAAAAAAGAACGCTGCATTTTTCAATGAATTTCTGGGTTGAGTTTACAGAGCAACTCGGTATTTCACTTACAGACATTGGCGATGTATTCAGTGGTGGGATGTCTTTATCTGGCATCAGAGCGTTGATTTATTCTGCATTACGCGCCAATGATTTAGAGCAAGGCAACCCAGTGGATTATACGCTGTACAGCGTCGGAGAATGGCTTGATGATCTAGAGGCCGAGAAGATCAACGAAATCGTTGAGGCAATGATGCAATCCAAAATCTTAGGCAACTCTTTAAGCGGTTCTAACGAGCCAAAAAAGCCCAAGCCGCAGAAAGCCCAGAACTAACTTTTGAGAGCGTTACAGAGTATTATATTGGGCATATAGGCATAATGCCCGATACTTTCTGGCGGCAAACTTGGCGAGAAAACGCACTCATTGCAGAGGCATATCACAATAAAATAAATCTGGACTGGGAGAGGTCGAGATATTTGGCCACTATGGTTTACAATGTAAATTGCCAAAAGAAATCTCAGATGATCAAGCCAGAGGATTTGTTTGAGTTGCCAGTGGATCGCAAACGCAAATCAGCCAAAGGCAAACCCAAATCTACAAGAGAGCAATACGAGGCATTCAAACAGAAATACGAGAGCGCCATACCACAAAAGACGTTTAAATTATAAGCGTCTTTTTTTTTGTATTTTTGTTACTCTACAATTTTACAATATGGCACAACAAGATTTAAGGTTAAATATCAAAGGAGATGCCTCTGGCTTAACCAATGCGGTGGCCAAAGCAGAGGGCAAACTAAAGTCATTTAGCAGTAAATTATCCAGCATTGGAGGTGGCCTTACAAGGTCGCTGACCTTGCCGCTTGTGGCAGCTGGAGGCGCAGCCACTAAAATGGCTTTTGACTTTGACAAGTCTTTAACGCAAATCAAATCCCTTGTAGGGGTTGCCGGAGATGAGGTTGATGCAATGGGAGAACGCGTCAAGCAAATGGCGCTAGATACTGGCAAAAGCGCAGCAGAGGCCGCTGATGCATTGTTTTTTATTACATCGGCTGGTTTACGCGGTGATGAGGCAATGCAAACATTAGAGGCATCATTAAAGGCTGCAGCTATTGGTTTGGGTGAAACTAAAACAATTGCTGATCTCGCCACATCTGCAATGAACGCTTATGGCGCTGATACTTTATCGGCATCAGCCGCAACAGACATATTAGCAACTGCGGTAAAAGAAGGAAAACTCGAAGCAAGCGCACTGGCTGGATCATTAGGTGGTGTGATTCCAATTGCCTCCAATTTAGGTGTTGAGTTTCATGAAGTAGCTGGGGCAATGGCTGCAATGTCTAGAACCGGTACAGATGCCGCAAGTGGTGCAACGCAGTTAAACGCCATATTATCGTCGATTGCCAAACCAACAGAGCAATCAATTGACGCATTCTCAAGGATGGGATTGACCACTGATGATTTGGAAAAGTCATTGGCAGAGGATGGTTTGATGAGTACTTTGGTGTTGCTTAAGAGTCGATTGGAAGCAACTGGTATGTCATTCACTGATATTGTGCCAAATGTTAGAGCGTGGAAAGGGGTTTTAGATTTGACTGGTGCTGGTATGCAGACCAACATTGGCATAATGAAATCATTAGAGAATCATTTAGGGGCAACCGAAAAAATGTTTGGTATTACGGCAGAATCTGCGTCGTTCAAATTTACCAAATCAATGAATGAAATGAAGGCTCCATTGCTTGAGGTTGGCACAATTTTATTGCAAATGCTTGTGCCGGTTGTTACCAAATTAGGTAATTATTTAAAAGGCCTTGCAGATGATTTCAGGGGCTTAGATAAAAGCACACAAGAAATGATTATTACCATTGGCGGAATTGTTGCCGCAGTTGGGCCGATGTTATTAATTTTTGGAAAAATTGTTGGTGTAATAGGATCACTTGGCCCAATACTAACAGCAGCAGCAACTGGTTTTAGATTACTTACAGCTGCAATGTTGGCAAATCCAATTCTAGCAGTGGCCGCTGCGGTTCTTGCTTTAGGGACTGCCATATATAAATATACTCAAGCGCAAAAGGATGCGCTTGCAGAGGTTAATACCATTGAAGAAGTAGAGGCAGCATTGGCAGATAAGCGCAAAAAATTCCTTGAGGAAAGCGCCAAATTAGCTGATGGTTATGGCGGACAAACCAGACGGAATGTTCGAATATTAGGCGATGAAATTCGCGCATTAGAAGCCAAGAAAAGAGCATTGGAGGCTATGGCGCAAGCAACAACCGCAGCAAGTGCAGAGCCAACAAAAACAACGACAACGACAACAGAACCAACGAGTTTTACTGGAACTGGAACTTATGTAGATCAGGATGCGTTAGATAAAATTAGGCGGCTAAATGAGGAGATAAACAATGCGTTAGTTACAAGTGATCGCAAGGCTTACGAGAAAAGAAAAAAAGACAGTCAGAAATATTATGACGCATTAATTACTGCTGCTGGAGATGACAAGGAAAAGGTTAAAGCTTTAACTCAAGCTAAATATGAAGATTTAGCTAGAATAGAAACAGACGAAAATACTCGTATTGCAGATATTCAAAATAGAATTGCTGAGTCTAGTTTATTGAATGATGAACAGAAAAAAGCATTAGAAATAAAAAAGACCAATCAGCACTATGAGGCACTCATAAGATTAGCAACTGAAAATGGCCTAGAAACTGAGGCGTTAATTCAAGCCCAAGCCGATGCAATTGCCAATATAAACGATAACAGCAGAGCAACTGCACTGCAAAAAGCTAAAGAGTTTAATGAAGCCGTTGGTCAAATTGTATCAAGTGGGCTGCAAGATTTAGCCACTGGTATTGGAGAGGCATTAGGAAATGCCATTGTAAATGGAGGTAATTTAGCTGGTGAATTAGCTAAAACTGTATTGGGTGTTATTGGTAATATGGCGGTGCAGTTAGGTCGATTAGCAATTGGAATTGGTGTCGGATTGGAGGCAATTGAGGCGGCATTAACTAATATACATCCAGCCATAGCAATCGCCGCTGGTATTGCCTTGGTTGCGTTAGGTTCAGTTTTTAAAGCAACCGCTGCAAATATTGGAAAAGGAGGCAGTGCTGGTGCTGTTACTGGAGGAGTGAACAATGCGCCATTAATCGGGGGTGTGCCAGCATTCGCAAATGGTGGTTTGGTATTTGGGCCAACAATGGGTCTAATGGGAGAATATCCCGGCGCAAGATCAAACCCAGAGGTAATTGCGCCACTGAGTAAACTGCAATCAATGATTGGAGGGCGTGCCTCAGATGTTAATGTTGGTGGTGAATTTGTGGTGCGTGGCAGTGATTTGGTTGTCGTATTGGATCGAGCCAATAAATCTCGCAATCGCCTTATTTAATTTATATGGATCAAAAGACATTAGTTGAGCAGTTACAAGGTCGCTCAGAATTTATTGAGAATTATCTTGGCGCGTCTGCACTTGTTGATGACTTGCGCGATGAGTTTGGAAATAAGTATCTGCTGAATTTTGGCGATGATTATGATGATTTTAGTTATCGCGTAATTATTCAAGAGCGAGGCTATACTGGCGCTGTATTGCCAATGGTCGGTGGCGCTGATCCAGTGCAATTAGAATGGGAAGGCGATGATGATTTTTACCAGCCCATTCGAGGGTCAAAATGCACCATAAATTTAATGGTTACTGATTCGGTCAGTTATGACAATTTTTACGAGCAACCAGAGAAAACATACAAGGTATTAGTGCAGTGGTATGGCGCTGATCCAGTTGGAGGCAGAAATCGATGGAATACCTTTTGGAGTGGGTGGCTTGTCGCGGATTCATTCAAGGAATTAGTCAGTACAAAACCATATCCAATAAAATTAGAGGCTCATGACGGTTTAGGATCCATTGACGATTTTAAAATTAATGCAGCGGCATATCAGCCACAATTTAGCAATGAGAGTGCTTACCCATTACAGATAAAAATAATTGCCGATATACTGCGCAATATTGATTTAAAACTTGACATTATTGCAGTACACGAGTGGCTGTCGTATCGTTTACCAACTCAAGCGCTTGTGCCAACTAATTCAGCGGCATTTGATTCATTTATTTTTAATGGCGAGCAAAAGTCTACAAAGGAAATTCTCGAGGCGATATTATTATCAACCAACTCGCGTATATTTCAGTCAGACAATCGCTGGTGTATTATTCCCAATAGCTGCTATGAGGCAGCTGGGTTTACCACTACTATTTCAAACTATACTGCATTTTTAGGTTACCAACCCACAGATATATTGGCGCTCAAAACTGGGTATCTTACAACCAACAACGCGGAGGTGGTTACCTTTGAGAGATTTAACTCATTTGGCGCATATCTCGGCACAGAGTCGCGTGATGCTCATATTGCAATGCCAGCAGATGTGCAGAACATCGGCAATGATTTAGTCGTTGAATATTTGCCGCCATATAAGGAGGTGAGTATTGACTACAATATTGAGCCGTTTAACCATAGGAAATACCAAGCCAATGAGAATCAGTTTTTTAATTATGGCATTACTGGATATGATGTGATTCAGGGCAGTATTGGACAGCATTCATATACCTTAGGCAATTCGCTTTATTCTTACAGATCATTGCAACCGCAAACCAATCTCACGCCGCCAGTTGAAATCTTAAAATCACAATTGCCACAAAATACCTTGGAAAATTATTTCTTGCAAGGAAGCCCTAAAATGCAATTGAATATTGGGTATTTATACGACACAAATAATAATGTAATAAATTATGATTTTAAATATAGCATAAAATGGACTGGCCCATTTGGCGCATCAGATAGATGGTATGATCCAGCAACAGAAACTTGGGCCTTTTCTGTGGTTTATATTACACAAAATTCAACGCGCAGACACATCAATAATGTTTGGGAATCTGTCAGTTTAGATTTTGATTTACTCGACACTCCAGAAACATTAGAGGTCATTATTTACCGGCCTTATATGGCATCGAGCGCAGCGTATAATGCACTTTATATTGGCGAGGTATCATTACAAGTTGAGGATGTGCTTGATCAGAAAATACATAATTACAAAATTACTCAAGGCAATAACACCGATGTATATGAGCAAGAGCGCCTCAGCGTTGAGCATATTACTGGGGTGCAAGTTGCGCCAAATTATGAGGTGGCCAACGGTCAGTATGCACAGCGGCCCAGAGATAATTACCCAACTTGGGTAAGAACAAACCGCGCAGAGGTGATCAACCGCGAGATAATGAATGACTTTAGAAAAGGGGTGCATCGTTATGAGGGTACAATTAAAAATAATCACTACAAGCCCATCTCGCTGCTGAATCGCTTGTGGATTAATTTTGGCACATCCGTAATGCAGTTACCCGACAGCTGTTACATTGATTCAATGCAAGTTAGTTTGAAGCGCAACGCTTATAAAGTCAATATGCATTTGCCCAATATAGACAGCGATCAGTTGGCTGTTGAAACCAACCAATTCAAAAAATAATCTTGTTTTTTAGGCATTTTTAAAAATATATTTTTTAAATTTGCATAAATTAAACAAGAAACAAATGTTTGAAAATTTCTTCAAAGGCGAGATGAAACGCCTTGGCTTAAAGCGTTATGAGGTGTGCAAAATTCTTGATTGCACAATGCCAACGCTGAAATCCAGATTACAGAATCCGCAGAACTTTACAATAAACGAATTGTCCATATTACTGGACAGAGGGTTTAATTTGTCAAGTTTAAACGATATGTTCAATTTTAAAATCCAATACAATGAAGACAATTAACATCAAAGGCAAGGATTATATCCCAGTCAATGAACGCTTGTTGCATTTTAGATCCAGCGATGAATTTAAGATGTGGCAAATCCACGAGGATGTCATCGAGATCAGCGAAACCGAGGGCATCTTTAAAGTAACGATCTGCGATGCCAATGGCACAATCATTGCCTCGGCGCATTCGCAAGAGTATCGAGACAGCAGTTACATTAACAAGACATCATTTTTAGAAAATGGTTTTACCTCAGCACTAGGCCGCGCATTGGGTTATCTAGGCATCGGCATTGATGTATCTATTGCAAGCGCTAACGAGGTGCAAACGGCTGTGCATAACCAAGACAGCGGTGATGCAAAAAACTGGCTTACAGAGGCGCAATTCAACGCCACATTAAAAGGTACAGCTGAGCAAGCTAAAAAAGTATTGGCATCCTTTAAAATGAAAAAGGAATACCGCCAACAGATTAATCAGAAGTTTAATATTTAAAACTAAGAACAATGAGTTACGAACACAAAAACGGAAATGGTAATTTATTTAAAAACCAAAACAAAACATCGGAGAGCCATCCAGATTATACTGGAACGATTAGATTGCAAGATGGCAAAGATCAGCAGATTGCGGCTTGGCTTAAAGATGGTAAGGGTGGTAAATTTTTAAGTTTAAAATTATCAGATCCTTATGTAAAGCAAGAAAGCAAAGCGGTGGCAGTCGATGACGATATGCCGTTTTAGTAGTTTTTTTCATAGTAGGAAAGTGCGGTCTAGAAATAGGCCGCATTTTTTTTTGCATTTTTTTTGCATTTTTATTTGGTAATTGAAAAAATATTTTTAATTTAGCCAATGTAAAACAATAACAAAAAACAAAATCTCAGAAATTATGAAAGCAATTGAATTTATTTACTCAGACAAATTAGAGGATAATCTTGACAGATACGAGGAGTTTGATGGCGAAAAGTGCGAATGCTGTGGCAAGCCATTGAAATCAAAAAAGTATTTTGTAAACACTATTGAAGGGCCGTTTGTTGTTGAGCCGCATATTACAGATGACGAAATGCGCGCCAATGGAGTACAGAGTCAAGGCGTATTTTATCTTGGCGCAACTTGCATTAAGAAATATCCAAAATCACACAGAGGACAAATTTAATACTAACCGGGCCGCGTCATGCGGCCCTAATCTTTACCTATATGAAAACACTTGGCAAATTATTTATGACACTGCAATGGGCATTTTTTGGCTTGAGCGCTGGATATTTATTGGCCCAATATTTACGCATTTTATTTTAGAGATATGAGTACAAATCAAGACTTAATTGCATTATTGCAAAAGCAAATTAGATCACT